CTGAAGTCGAACAGTTTACTCAAGGTGCTTTAGATGATGACACAGGAGAGTTTATGCTAGCTTCTCCTGAAGAAATAGAAGCATTAGGAGATACACCTATTGACCCTTTAGACCCTATGCAAATAGGGGATATGATAGTTAAGTACGCAGATGATGCAGGTGTCGACCCTACACTTGGTATGTTAATGGCTGGCATTGCTACTAAAAATCCTAGTAAAGTTTTAAAAAAGAAAGATGGAATGATTAGCGGTAAAAACTCTAGTGTTCTTAAAAGCTCAGACGATGCTACTGCTTTTAAAAACAGAGTATCTACTAAAGCTAAAGGACCAACAGTAAAAGTAAATCAACCTGTTAGTACTGCTAACTCTACTATACTAAGACCGACTTCACCTGCTACTGTAAGTGCTAAAAACTCTAGAGTATTAAAGCAAACAGAACCTAAAGTTAGCACTAAAAACTCCAGAGTTATCAAAGAAAAAAGTAGTGGTAATATGGATATTGTAACTAAGCAAGCTAATGCAGCAAAGGTTAAAAGCATTGCTAATACTAGAAGAAGTTTATCTACTAAAGACAAGCTAATTGCATCAGGCATAACAAGTGCAGCAGCGATAGCTGCTCTTACTAACAAGAATGGATTAAGTGGAGATAGAGATGAAGATGGTTCATTAAAACCAATAACTCCTGTTGAAGTAATTAAACCTAAAGTTGAAACTAAAGCTAAATCAAAAGCAATAGGCTCTTACTATGACGATATGCCTCCTAATGAAAAAGCTACAGACAATAGAGATATTGAAAGCAAATTAACAGGTAAGAAAGGTTGGAAACTACCTCAAGAGTTTGAAGGTAGTACTACTACAGGTAACTATCTAAGCGCAGACTTTGATGATGACTACTGGAATACACCAGAAGGTGTAGCTGAAGCTATAGGTATATGGGGTAAACCTGTTGGTAATAAAATAGCCAGACGATTCAACTAAACGGTGACATTGGTGGGCGAGGTGGATGTCTTTCTTCTTCCTTGTCCTTCATATAATTACCTCTACTATTATTTGTAGCACTATAATTAATACTATAGTTTGCATACACCATCCTCACAATCATCTGGACCTGTAGTTATTATGTATTCATCTGACCTACCTGCTGTAGTAGTGGTAGGTAATCTCCCTAAGTTAGCACATGTAAATTGATGAAGCAGGTTATCATCATCTCGTAGTTCACATCTTTTAGCATATATATTGTAGGCATCTTCAAACTTTAAACTTAATACTTTCGCTCTCTTTGCGTAATCTTCTGCTAACCTTCTTATAATCTCTTGCCTACCTGCTTGTGTCATAACTCATCTCCATTTAATTCGATAACTACATAGCTATCTTCCATATCATCATCACCAAAACTCGTGGTGAATCCTCTAACATAGTCATAACTATCATCGGCTATCACTTCATGCTCTACCAGCGCGTCCATTAGGAACTTGTGTACAGGAAATGTATAGTTATCTATGTCTTTCTTTCTCTTTCCTTTAAAGAATAGAATGTACTTAGGTGTGAGGTTCTTAAACTTAGGTAGAACCTTTACCCACTCTTCTACTTCTTTGTGATAATCTTGCTTTACCTTGTTCAGACTAAGGTAGTGCATGTTTCTATAGATGTTCATACTAAACAGATTAGTACGCTTCTTCTTTCCTCTGCCCTTACTATAGGTAGGCAGCTTTATTACAGCTTTGTAAACCATACCTCCTCCTAAAAAAAGGGGTTCTCATACAGACGAAACCCCCAGTCTTATCTCACTAACCTACCCAACCAAGCACTAAGGCTACGATTACTATACCTAAAAATACTGTAAGTGATTTGTTAGCCAGTACTTGCTCTATCATTTCTTTCATATCTACTCCTTGTCAAAGTAATTATAAACTTCAGCTACCTTCGGGTAATTAACTACATCGACTAAGAACCTAGGTCCAGTTGAGTAAGCGAACACCTTCATGTCTGGAAAACAATGTTGTTTAAACACACAGTAGCTGCACTCCATAGCAAGCTTTGTGTTGCCTGACTTACCATCAGGTACTAACTCATAGCATTGCTCTGGTCTTTCCTCTCTCTCCACTACTTCTTTGAGATGTTCTATCTGTATTTCAATAGGCTCATCATGCTCAAAGTTTTCAAAGTGGGTACACAAGTGACCGTTGGTTTTATCTATTACTAACCAACCTCCATCTTGTACACCGAGAGAAGCAGCATAACCACGCAGTTGGTCTATGTAACCAAACGGGTCATCCCATCGTAAGCCTCCTTCTTTGAATTTCTTAAAGCCGAAGGGTGCTGCTGTTTTAACATCAATTAGTTTACCATCAATAACACAGTCCATGCTACCTTTTATTCCAGAAACTTCTGCTTCTGCTTGTTGGTGTGTGACTTCATGTCCAGCTAGTTTAACAAGAGCCAGTACTAACTCTTCTGTAGCATGTCCATACAGGAACTTCATAAGGGTACTAGGCTTCATTTGTTCTTGAGGCATACCTTTGTGTACATACCACAGGAATCTCTCCTTCCTGCCTATGTTAGACATCCGTAAGGTACGCTTGTCTTCTCTTACCTTGAGTACATTATCTCTAAGCAGCGACTTCATAGATTCTCCGAAGTCTTCTATTACTTTATCTACATCTACATTACTATCTGCTTTACTAGAAGACAGTACTCCATACACATCTTCTACTAGTGTGTTTATATTCTTCATTGGTTCTCCTCCAAGAGTGGCATATCCATTTGTAGCTCTATTAGTTTATCTATATACCAACGAGCCTTCCTCAAATCTTGTATCCCTGACTTATCTTTATACCTACATGTATATTTAATAATGTTGCCTTCTATAAAACTAAGCTTCTGGTCTTCGATGAAATCAGTAACTTGTATTTTACCCTTGTTGTAGTACCTAGGATTAATATTATTCATCAGTGTGTTTCCCTCCATGTTGTTCCAATCTTGTAATCACCATCCAAAGGACAGTTTAGTTTAAAGTCTTTACCTGCTCTGCGTACACAATTAACTGCCAAGTCACCGAAGAAAGCTGCTTGTTTCTCTGCTACTTCTACTTGTATCTCGTCATGTATCTGCCCTACTATCTTGTAATCTATCTTGTATACCTGACTAAAATGGTCAAGTAATACAACAGCGCGCTTCATAACGATAGCACCTGCTGATTGGAGGAGGGTATTCAATGCTGCGTGTAAGCTTCGCACATGTAATACCCGACCATCCAAACCTATAAGCGACCCACTATTAGCAGACGCAGTAATTCTAGTTCGTAGTTTCTTAAGAGCTGGTGTATTTTTAAGGAAGTCCGCCTTAAGTCGTTTACCATCCTTAGCTGTTCCTCCGACAACACTCCCGATTTTGCTATCACCTGCTCCGTATAAGAACGCATAGATGAATGTCTTTGCTTTATCTCTAGTGTCAAGATTTGCAGCTCTTTGATTTGCTGTGTGTATGTCTCCATTAATCACCTCGTTGGTGTAGTCGTCATCGTTCATGTAGTGCGCAAGCATCCTGAGTTCTAAGCCTGACGCATCCATACCTACTAGCTTGTAGCCTTCTGATACTGTAAACAATTCTCTACAGTCTTCACCATAAGGTGAGTAACTAGCAGGTACTTGTGCTAGGTTAGGACTTGAGTGTGTCATCCTACCTGTCACAGCACCACAGGTATTTACCTTACCGTGTATTCTACCTGTGTCATCTACTGCATCTATCCATGCGCTGACTAATCCTAGTCGCTTCTGTAACATTAGGTACTTAGCTATAAGTTTACCTTCAGGTATCTCTATGTTTTCTAGTACAGTCTCTGATACTATAACTGTACCTAGTTCTGTAAACTCTTTAGGTGTCCAGCCAAAGTGCTGTAGGTATCTAGCTATCTGTTGTCTGCTGCCTAAGTTAAACTCTGGGTATATATCATGTCCCCATTCAGTATGTGTATCGTCTTTCCAATGTGCGCCTTTAGCTAGTTGATTCATGTATCTCTTAGAAGGAGTACCATCTTTATTCATACACTTATCACCGGGATGATTAAGCTTTACCCATACAGGTAGCGGTTTAAATACCTTGCGTACTTCATCTTCTGCTATGAACATCTCTTCTTTAATAGAAGCTAGAAGATGAGTAGCTTTGCGTAAGTCAAACTTCCAACCATTCTGTGTTTGCTTATGAGTTATCTGTGCTACTTTATGTTCCATCTCTAGTGCTGGCTTAGACATCTGCTTGCTTGTGAGTAGCCTGTGTAATTTAACAAGGACATTAACATCCTGCTTACAGTACTCACCCATCTCATCTGTATAGGTAGACCAGTCATTGTAATCACCTTTAGGAAAGTTTAATCTAGTACCCCACGCAGCCAAGGAATGCCCTCCTTCCCTACTTGGGTTGTCCAGACGACTCATCACTAAGGTATCTTCTACATCACCCCACCATTCAAAGCCTAGGAGTTTATCTAGAACAGGTAAGTCATAGCCTATAATGTTATGACCTATTAATACCTCAGCATTAATCTCTACTAACCAAGCAGGGAAATACTTAACTCTATCAGGTGTCCAGAACTCAGACACATCTTGTCCAATTACCTTAGCAGCAATACAATGTATAAGCGTAGGGTCTAAACCATTAGCTTCTATATCAAATGCTATCTTCACGATAGTAACTCCTCTAAGTCTACAACTACTTCAGTTATCCTACCTGTTTCGTTGTCATAATGTAGGTGTCCAGTTTCTCCTGTCTCACCTGTGTATCTGTTCTTAAGTACACGCAGCTTAGTTACATTACGCATCCAGTCATCCTCGTGTTGTTGGTTACGCTCTAGTGCTATGACTATATTAGATAGTTGTGCGATACCTTGGCTACCACGCAAGTGTGTAAGGGATATCTCACCACCTTCTTCATGGGTAACACCTTGCTGTCTGCTTAGATGAGAGATAACAAACAAGCCTATGTTGGTTTCTACTACTACCTCACGGAGCTGTGTCATTAACTGGTCTATACTTCTACGCTCATCTATTTTGGTATCACCTGACATGACTAAGTTTAGATGGTCCAGGATTATCCACTTGATGTTCTGTGCTTTAGCCATAAGCCTGATACGACTGACTATCTTTTCTACTGACAGCTCCTTGCCTTCATACAATGACAAAGCTTCTTCACCATCTTCTCGTTTGAATAGCTTATCAAATGCTGCGGTAGCTTCATGCTCTGGAAAGTTCTGTCTGACTTCATCTAGGTGATAGGGTGTAGACAATTCAATACCTACTAAGCCATCGATAGTACGCTCGGTAGTTTCTTCTAGATGTATGATACCTACCTTGTCTTGTGTAGTAGTAAGCAGGTGATGTTCTAACTCTCTGATAACAGATGACTTACCCATACCTGTACCTGATGTGATTGTAACTAACTCACCTAGTCTAAAGCCTTTGGTCTTTTGATTAAGACATACCCAAGGATAAGGTACTGACTGTACACTTGGTCTACTTATCCAGCTATCTTTTATTTCTGTTGCGCCTACTATATCACTAGGCATATAAGTCTTGGCTCGCCACCAACAGTTCTCTAAGTCTCTGACTAATCCTGCTTGTAGCATGTCGCTGACATCTTTGTAACCATCTGGATAAGACATTATCTTTATCTTATCTGGACTGAATATCTCTAGTGCTTTATCAATAGCTTCTTTACCTGCTTCATCTGCATCGAAAGCAAGTACTATCTTCTCAAAGGAATCAACAAACTCGAATGAATCTTTGAGTGACTTGACTACACTTTGCGCACCATTGCGTAGACTAACTGTTGCCCACTTGCCATTGAACACTTCGGCTAGTGACATACAATCTATCTCGCCTTCTGTAATAGTTAGGTACTTACCTCCTGCATCCCATAAGCATTCACCAAACAAACCTACATCTTTAAAGCTGCCTGTTATATGAAAGCCTTTAGTAGCTACATCTCTTGTCTTCCAAGCTGCAATCCTACATGACTTATCTGTGAATGGGTAGTGGTGTTTGATTACCTGACCGTTAGTTCCATACTCTACCTTGACTTTGTACTTGGTAGCTATTTCTTTGGATATCTTCCTGTCGGTTATGGCTGCGTGTACACCTTCGCTTACTGCTTCTGCGTTCTTCTTGAACCTTGGTTTGTAGCTGGGTGTGCTTTGGTTGTTGTCTGGAAATACATGGTGTGAACAGGCGTAGCAGTGTGCTGCTCCATCTTGGTATACTACTAGGTTATCACCTTTAGTATCACCACCTGCTTCTCTGCATTTTGGACAAGCTTCTCTATGGTCTTCCATTATCCTCCTCCGATAATTATAAGTGGTTACTTAGGGCAACCAATCCCACATACTTTGAGGAGGAGGGAGGCTGGGCATGTGAGCCAGCTACCTCTTCTCCTTTAGTTATACTGGACTTGTATCAAAGAACTGGTCATCAGCTTCTTTCTGTCCTTCGTATCCTTGACCCATTTCTAATAGCAACACACGCTTAGCATATGGAACCATGCCTGCTGTTGGATGCTCTTTAGTTGTGAACTCTACTCTAACTGTAGAGCCACTAGGTATTTCATCATGCCAACGCTCGTTCTTCCCTGTAAAAACAGGTATGTCATAACGACTAGTGAACTTTCTGATTGGCTCTCCCTCGTACTCCTTTACTTTGACTCCAGCTTTATCAAGCATGTCTGCGTTGAATGTATCCAGAGTTATCTGTAAAGAATACTTATCAGTTGACTGCCCTTGATAGGTGTCGAACTGAGTAAGTGATGTGTTAAAAATAGTGGTTCCTTGTACTAACATATTATCTCCTATGTCTTATTGGTAATTAAACTGCCATTCTAGATTGGCTACACAATCAGCGTAACCAATCAGGTATATCTCTTTGTTAGCAGCTTCTGCTTTATTATGTAAGGTAAACTTTCTTATGGGTCTATCGTGTTTACAGTCAAGCCAGCCTTGCTTATAATACTTAGGCTTGTCACTTAAATACTCAGACTCATCCTCCATGTTTACCATACCATAATCTGTCATCAGTTTATTGTATGCTTACTATCAAACACTCCATCTACAAAGTTCATACCACCTTTTATTTCACTAAAGGGTAGCTGTTCTAAAGCTATAGACAGTAATCGTTCTGTTGAAAAACCTTCTACTTTATCGTAAGCATCCTCAACTGTCTTACTAGGTACACTTAATATAATATCCATGTTGACTATTACATCGTGCATCTTTTTTCTTGCCATTTAACACTCCTATTTTAACATAGTATTTAACTATTAAACTACCACTTACCAAACAAAAGTTTAAATAACTTAGGAGGCATGTCACCATAAGTTTCTTGAAAGGCAGTTTTAACTGGTACTCTTGGTAAAGTATTACCTGTCTTTTGACTTGGCTTAGATAGTTTCTTGTAGTCTCTAGTTTTCTTCAGACGAATCCATAAAGTTTTAGGGGATAAGCCAGTTAGTTCTGCTAGTTCTTTTATTGTTACTATTCTACCATCATCAAGAGTGTAGTATTTTCTTTTATTATTCCAGTCGTGTGTCTTTGACATCGTCCTTCCTTATGGTTTCCCTTGGTTCCCTAGGTTTAGGAATCATGTTAGGATTCTCTTTATGGTACTGCTCTACTCTGTCCATTGTAGGTGCGTAACCATTCTCTTCTAACCACAATACATATGCTCCCATGTAACTCATACTAATCTCCTATGGTTGGTATATAACTTGCTCTGATTCTTCAAAAGCATCTACTAATCTAAAGCCTCTTTCATCTTCATCTTTTTGATTGCTGTATCTAGCATGACATATCTCACATTGTACAATCTCTTCTACTTCTTCAGCTTCATAGATTTCATCTGTGATTTCAGCACAAGCTCGCTCTTCTCTTTGGTAGTCGCCTCGCCATAGCCTAGTCTTAGCTATTTCTTCAGCGACCTCTTCAGACCCAGCCTCTATGTCATCTTCAAAGTCATAGGTTTTATCTACTTTTATTCTGACTGTGTATGTATTCATGCTGCTAACCTTATGTTTTCTAGCATAGGTAATACTTTCCTTACTTTCTGCTCTCTAGTAATGACAGTAGCTGCTTGATTAGCTTTGTTTCTAAACTCAGCGTGACTACTCCAGTCAGTCAATGTATTGTACAACGCCCACAAGTTAGCACCCATGTCATCTTGGTACTTAG